TGCCCAGCTTAAGGATCAGGGAGTACCCGGCGGAGTCATCGGTGAGCTGGCTCGCAAAGCCCAAGCTGCGCCCGGCCAGAAGAACTACCACGGCAGCCGCAAGGCCGCCAAAAAGTCCTGATGTCGAATGGCTCGAGGGCAACCCTTGGCCCTCTGACGGGGGGGTGGGGAGGAGGCGATTATTAACAAGAATAAATCTGAAGTATTGAAAGTGTTTGCAGTGGGAATTCCCGTTATCCTCAAACTCTCCGGGAATCGAGGGATTGTCACGGGAATTCTAATTTCAGATGGCTCAGTACTCTACCGGGTCTCAATCTCGGAGAATGGGTCTTACAAGGAATTGTACCTCAATCGCTTCGAGTTCGGCGTTACAAACAAGAAATACATACCCATCGGCTTTGAAAAAGAGGAGGAAAATCTGTGAAAATAGACATCCCCAAAAATCTATGGATTTCGTCGGCAGAGACCGAAATTTTCCATGAAGGCTCACTCAATGGATTCTACGGCCTTCACCTGACGTTCTCCGGCCACCCGCTCGGCTCGGCCGAGCTCATGGCCGAGATTCTTGAACCGCTGACAAAAGTAAAACTGCCACGGCGGAAGTTCGTGGTATTCTCCGGCATCTTTAATCCGCAAGACCCGATGTACTCGGTGGCCGTGAAGGCTTTTCAATCGTGGAAATTTTGGGTCATTGCCCAAATTTCCGACGACTCATTGAGCCTCCCGTGGCTTCACGATGTCAACTGGATTATTCTGCAGACGAAGAAGAACTTCATCCCCGTTGCGGTCAACGAAATCTGGTATACTCCCGAAGCCTCGGAAGAAGTGCCCGACGAGCCTCAAGTTCCGAATCCTGAATCGACTCAACTGTTCCTCTCCAAAGGCTACAGTGTCGCCATTTCAACCAAGTTTCTCGTTGAAGCGCGAAACGTCTGGCGAATACTGTAAGACCCAAGGGAGGAAAAAATGCTTCATATCTCAAAACACGCCAACTGTAAATTTTGTCCCCTTTCCGAAAAGCCTCTTGTCCCCAGCATCCTCAAGCCTGGCTGCAAGCTCATCGTGGTGGGGGAAGCTCCCGGGGCAGAAGAAGAAACCCAAGGCCAACCGTTTGTTGGGGCCTCTGGGAGGCTGCTGAATTGGGCTTTCTCCCGGACCAAGATTTTTCGCCCGGCTCTCTCAATCCTCAATGTCATCAGCTGCCGGCCACCCGACAATGACATCGAAAGCCTGGAAGGGCAGGAAGCCATCAATGCCTGCAGATTCCGCTTTTCCCACGAAATCGACGACCTGGCGAAAGCGGGAGCTACGACTGTCTTGGCACTCGGAGCCACGGCGATGCGAGCCTTCGGCATCGAGGGACCCATCGGGAAAAACCGTGGTTCTGTCTACGAATACGAGACCTTAAGCCACCACAAGCTGAACGTCATCCCGACCTTCCATCCCTCTGCCATCATGCGCCAACATTGGAAACGCTCGGGTGGGGGCTCTGCCGACAATGGAGTCCTCTGGCTCTCCGACTTTCAGAAAGCCAAGGAAATCAGTGAGAATGGCTACAGCAAACTCGAGGAGAGATTTATCCTCGAACCCACGGTTGCCGATGTCAAGACCTTTGTTGACCGGGCCAAAGCGACCAATGCGCTGGTTGCAATCGACATTGAAACCACCGGACTCAACCGATTCTACGCCGACATCGTGGTCATCGGGCTGGCGACCTCATCCGAGGATGCAATTAGTATCCCACTACTCACATCTCACGGGAACCGCTACTGGTCCTATCCCGATGAGCTGGTGGTAAGGGACCTCCTGAATGACTTGTTCTCCACGTGCGACCTCATGTTGCAGAATTGCTTCTTCGACGTACCATTCCTCAATGCCCACAACTTCACGGTTCCTTACGACCGTGTACGGCATGATACGCTCCTCATCCATCACACCATTTCTGCTGAGCTGCCTCATAATCTGGGTTCTATTGTTTCAGTGTATGGGAAGACTCCGTATTGGAAGGGTGAATTCATCAACCGGAAAACCTCCATTCTCGAGATGGATCAAAAAACCATGCGGACCTACAACCTCCGAGACTGTGTGGTACTCCATCAGATTTTCCCGACTATGTGGGGAGAACTTGTGCAAAAAGACCTCGTGGATTTCTACAAGACAGAAGTACAGCCTCTGATTGCTCCGTTGCTTGAGCTGTCTTCGACTGGCGTCGCATTCAACCCCCCCCGTCAGGAGGCCCTGAAACACCGGCTGGAAGCTGAAATCCAGGCACATCGGCAGAAACTTCGAGAGCTTGGGGGTCTGCCGGAACCGTTCAACTTCGAGTCTGACGAGCACATCAGATGGTTTCTGTTTGGCGTCGAGCCTTCGACATTCTCGAAGTTGGCTGAACTGCCCAAGAAGAAGCCCGGCACGAAAGTCTATCGCCAGCTTACTGAACTCCAGCGTATTCGTGATGAAGTAAAGCCGATATTTAGTTTGAAGGGGTGGACTCCGCCAAAAACCGAGACCGGGAAGTTCTCCATCGATGAAGAGAGTCTGCTGGCATACCGCATCCAACTCCACAATCATCTGCCGAAGGACGAAGCTGAAGTCGTGAAACTTCTCGAATGGCTCAATGTGTATAGTGAGTACACTTCTCTGGCAAAAATCTACTCGACGTACACAAAGTATCGGTCCGAAAGTAATGGAAGAATCTATGGATCATGGGTCCCGACAGGCACAGTCTCCGGTCGATTGAGCTGCAAAGCACCAAATCTCATGAATCTCGTGAAGTCGAGGGATGATGAGAACTCAGACCTCCAGTCGGAAATTCGTCGGATGTTTGTTGCTGCCGATGGATGCAAGCTCATTTCCTGTGACTACGTGAACTTGGAGGCCCAGCTTCTTGCGTTCGAAACTGACGACCGGGAGCTCATCGAGGTCTTCGAGAAGGGCCTCAATCTCCACGACCTCAACACGAAGTCGATGTTCCACATTACTCCAGAAGACTCTCGGTGGAAGCCTGCTCGCCGTGCGGCGAAGATTTTCTTCTTTGGTGGGATCAGCTATGGCGGCGGCGATAAGACTATCTTCGAGAAAGTTTGTCTCGAGGCTCCAGAGCTGCATTTGACGTTTGCCGAGTTCAAGCAGCTCAAAGACAACTGGATGAACGACCACGAAGCCTATCGAAGGTGGCGGGATCGCATTGCCGAACAAGTGCAGAAAACCAGAACTCTTCGGACAGAATTTGGGCGGATGCGCCAATTCCTCTCCAATGACGCCAGCATCGTCCGAGAAGCTCTGGACTTCATGATCCAGTCAGCTGGCGCAAGTCTTGTCAACCGAGCCATGATTCGTACATATCAACGAATCCATGCCGAGGGATTGCGTGCGAAATTCGTGCTGCAAATTCATGACCAACTGGTTCTTGAGGCTCCTGACGACGAAGTAGAGCGTGCAGGAAGTATCTTGAAATCCGAGATGGAGCGGCCTTTCCGCTACCACGGAGTCGAGCGAGTTATACCTGCTGAATTAGCTGTGGGGACATCACTTGCTGACGTATAAAAGGAGCATCACATGCCTCTCGATTTTGACAAGGTGCTCTCCGTCATGCAAAAGGAGGAATCTCAAGAATCCAACGAGACTCCTGGACTCCGCAGACCGCGAAAGCGCCATATCTCTGATTCTTTCATTGCAACGACATTTGAGGAATTGGGAACTGCGCCTCCCAAGGCATTCAAGGAACCAAAGGAAAAGCCCTATACTCCCGACGAAATCGACAAGCTGTTCGAGGAGAATCCTAGTTTTGTGACAGACTTCATGAATCTTGGCCGGGCTGTCGAAAGTCCTTCTCTGTTTCTTGTGTGGGGCGCATTGTGGACTATTTCTTCTGCACTCAACCGCAATGCGTGGTTGAACTGGTATCCCCGACCAATGTATCCCAACATCTACGTGATCTTCGTCGCAAATGCCGGTGTCTGCAAAAAGTCGACGCCGCTGGAAATTGGTTCAGCCCTGCTCATGGAGAGCCAACAGAATCGCCTCTCCAACCTCGATGAGTTCGCCAATGAGTATCGAATCATTACATCGAAATCCTCGCCGGAAGGCCTGTTTCTTATGCTGAAACCGGAGGAAAAATCCTTCCTCGACCCGAAGTCTGTCGCTCCTATCAGTGTCACCCACGACAGCAAGGTTGCGATCTGCATCAGTGAGCTGGCGACCTTCCTCGGCAAACAGCAGTACAACACCGGACTCATCAACCTTCTCACTGACCTCTATGACTGCAAGGACGAGGATGCTGAAGTAACTCGGAGCCGAGGCATGGAGAAGCTCACCAACATCTACGTAACATTGGCAGGAGCTATCACACCCACTGGCCTCCGAGAATCAGTTCCCGAAGAAGCTCTGTCTGGTGGGTTCTTGAGCCGCACAATTCCTGTGTACCAGGAGACTCCTTCAAAAATCTACTCTCGGCCCCAACGACTCACCGGCTACCCGCAAATCTCTGATATTGCCCCCAAGCTCGCATGGATTGCGAATAACTGCCGAGGAGAATACACGTTTTCGCCGGAGGCTGAGGAAGCCTTCGACAAATGGTATCGAGGCTGGAAAGCCCAAATAATTTCCGATGCCTTACTGGAGCACGAAAGCCGCAAGGATGTGCATATCCGAAAGGTCTCCATGCTGCTCAGGGTGGCCGACTACTCTGAATCGCATGTGATTGAGAAGAAGCATTTCATGCTGGCCGAGAAGCTGGTGAGTTTCACCTTGCGCCGAGCCAACAAGGTCATCGCCGAAGTGACAACGAGTGAGTTCATTCGACAGCTGGAATCCGTCGAAGAGTTCATCCAGAAGCGACACACCGTCAGCCGGAAAGAACTCGTGTCCCGCTTCAGCCGGAACATCCGAGTCGACGAACTCAACCTCATGCTGACCCAGCTGAAACAGGCCGAGATCATTCGCATTACACTCGACAAACAGGAACTCAATGCTCCTTCCAGCGTAGGCCGGGAGTTATATAGCTACTCCAGCCACGAGATTCTTCCACCAGAGGAGGTTGTATTTTGATACCCTTCACAACCAAGGAAATCCGAAAAACCTACGAGCAGCAGAAGACCATCAAGAAAACCGCTGAAGTCCTCGGGATCAGCCGGTCCACCGTCAAACGCAGACTCCATGGAACTCCGAAACCTCGAGGCCGGCCGCCAGTTCCCCTTGCCATGAAAAAGTCTTGGCATACAAAAGCCTACGAGTGGTTCATGAACCACCAGACCGAGCCCCCATTACCCCATTCACCAACCGAAATCGCCAAGCTCTCTGGATTTAAGGTGTATCAAATATCATACATCTTAAAGTTGCGTCAGCGAATCTTCTCCGAGAAACTCTCCCAGCTCCCCAATCTCCGGAACCTCGACCTCATACTCGTAGATACCTTAGGCCGCCAATTCTCCACTCGTGCAGTCACTGCGTACACGTTTAACAAGCCAAGTCCTTATGACGGCTCGATCACGATGTGGTGTCTGACGGGGGGGGTGAAGTTGCAGACAGTGAAAACGACGCTCGGCGAGCTCGAAGAAAAGATTGCTACTTTGTCGAGAACAAAGGATTAAAGTCGGGGGAAAATGGCTCCTTGAGCATTGGGGCTCCGAGGAACTCAACGAAATTGTTGTCCCTGATTCCCTTGACCATGTAATCGAGTTGGACTCCACCTGGCATCAAGAGTCTTGGGATGTTAAAGCCTCGACCAGGAACCCACCATCCGAAGTTCCTCCAGAGATTGACTTTTGCCATGTCGGACTGCGGCCCTGACCCAAGAGCCTGCGTTACGTCGAACATCGTCGACCACAAGGGACCCCCGTTGAAGCTCATGGAGTCGATGAGGTTGAACCCACTGAAGTTCATCCCGAGAGCCTTGAATCCCATGTCGAGGGAAGTGAAGACAAACGCCAATCGTGCAGCAGTCATCAACCGGTCCGACAGGGGCCCGACCGACATGAAGCGGCGATACAAGTCAATCTGATTTATGTTGTAGACCCCGAATTTCCCGAACATTCGTCCGAAGAACCCCGTGGAAATTCGAGCCCGATTTTCCCGGGAAAAGTCGCCCATCAGAATGCTGATGTTGGTGGCTGCGGCGAGGTTTCGGGCAGCGTCAGTTTTTCCCTCCTGCACGAGCTTCCAGATGGGCTCAAACTCTGAATCTCGGAGATAATTGAGTCTCGCAATATCCCGGAACTGCGAAACATCACCAAGATGCCCTGCTTTCAGTTGTTCCAATGCAGTATCGAAGGCGTTGTCAGAACTCATACCTGTTATGATTCGAGAGTATAACTCAGAAGTCTGCTGGAACCGCATGAGTTTCTCGGTGAACTTTACCCCCGAATTGCCAGTAACTTCAGCCAAGTCGGTCCACAATCGGTCAGTTAAGAGCCCACGTTGGATGAACTCCTCGATTTTATTCACCGAGTAATCGTTGACTGCTTTGAGGAAATGCTGCCGGAACACTGGATACACGTTGGTATAGGCCTGAAGAGAGTTTCTCCAGCCTGCCATCGGCCTAAATCCCAAGACTGCTTCAGTCATCACGTTGCTAATACTGCCTGTAATATCAGTCGTTGGAACATTGTTGAAACTCTCCTGCAGCTGCTGAGAGAGTTTTCCGTCACCGAAGAATCCTACTGCCCGCTTCATGGCATTCGCCGTCATCGTCGAGACCTTGAGCGAAAGGTTTGCAAACTCCTGTGTTGTGGTATCAGGAATTGCCATCAAGATTGAGTAGTAGCCGGTGAGTGATTGCTTGAGATTATCCGAGATTGCGGGATTGGCGGCATTTTCAGTCATCCAAGTAGCAAGACGATTCAAGGGACTGCCCACGAATCTTTCTCGAAAGCCCTTGTCGATATAGTAGTTGAGCATGGAGTAGATGTTGTGGTCATTATGCGCATTGAGGAAGGCATCCATTCTCAAGTTTCTCGAGATAAACTTATAGCCCTCAGCGTCTGGGCTGAGATTCGGAAACAGCCGAGCCATCTTCTCGTCGATGCTTGCACCAGTCAACGCCACCAGCTCACTGACGTTGTTCACATTCCTGAAGTGAGGAACAGTGTTCTCGAAAAATCCTGTGAGGTCGATTCCGAATTCCCTACCCAAGGCACCAATGAGATTCTTGGTCGCACGAAGTTTGGAGATATCCAGTGGAGTAAGCTCGAATTCTGGGTCAGCCATGTAGGTCTTTGCTGATTTTGCCCAATCAGCTTCTGGGACTTGCGCCAGCCACCCATAGAGCTTGAGCTGCTCGGGACCCATCAGATGCCCATTCTCGTCGGAATAAATCTGTCCAAGCAGCTCGGTCATTCTCTGCTTCTGGCGTTCAAACAGTCTTGTGCCAACCTTGATATCTTGAATTATTGGACTGAGTTCTTTCGGTCCCCCATTGTCGATGGACTTCATAATGTAATTGGTTCTCGGCATAATGTAGTAGTCGATATATTCAGACAGTTTAGTTCTTTGAAGAATTTTGGCTCCGTCAGTGATAGCCTTTCCGGTATCGGGGTCAATGAGTGGGTTGACTTTCGAAGGCTCAAACTTCATCTGGCTCGCAATCTCTGCAACTGTTTTCTGCATGGGATCATCTACCCCCCCGTTAGACAACTTGAGCAGATCATCGACGCCCGGGTTATTGGGGATCATGAACAAAAGCCCTTGGAGCTCTTCTTGTGAGCGTAAAAGCCAAGTATGCTGACCATCGCTGGCAGCCATCATTCCGCCGGGGGCTGGAGAAAGCCGGATACCTTTCCGCGCGGCAGCCTTTTCGGCTTCTTGCCCAGCCCTGCTCATTCTTAACAGAGCCTGCTTCATCTCGTCAAATGTCTCGAAAACTTGTGTATCGTTGAGAGAAGGGATGTCAATGACGTATCTTCCGTTGTCTACCGCATGAGCCTTCACCACAGTTCCGTCGGAGAGAGTCTGCTTGAAGACTTTACCAACTGGAATATCAGGTTGAGAAAAATCCTTGATTGCAGACAGCATCTGTGCTGGAGTCCCTGAAACCATTGTGTTGGTAAATACTATCCGGCCATTCGCATCAACAATAGTTGGCGGCAGTAGATTCGTTGGAAGAGCTTTCAGATTCCCCGAGAAAATCACATCATCGAGAGTATTGTAGGACCCAACTATTCGGCCGTTCCTATTGCGGAGGATGTATGCAGTTTCCTCGGTCACAGGGTTCTTCTCGACCTTGAGGATGAGTCCTGCTTGGCGATTGAGAGCATCAGAGACTTCGTTGAGCCCAATTTTCCCCTCAACATACATTGAATCCCACAAGACCGACGAGGCATCGTCGAGACTCTCGAGCTGGATGGGTTTCCCTCTGAGCGTCAGCACATACTTCTTGTCAGGCGTCATCTCGAACTTTCCAGCTGGGTCGATATTCTTCACCGCAGCTTCGACGGCATCAAGGTTGGCTTCTGGGAATACATTTGCTGGTTTTGCGATATTGTCCAGGAGATTCTTCACCATCTCCTGAGTTTGCGGAGTAGTGATTTCCTCGGGGATGAAGAGTTTCCCCTGCTTAAAGGCTCCTTGCGCATACTGATTGGCGAACTCTTCTTCTGGGACTATGCCCTCGAAACTGAGCTTAGAACCCGTCTGCCCTATCATGCTCTTCGCCAGCTTCGCCAGAGCCTCGGGCTCGTAAGATTCTGTGTTTGCGATGACATTCTGAGCCATTGTCGCTACGTGAGCTACCGGGAGGTCATCGAGACTCAAATTGGAAGTGAACAGCCGAGTTACTTTGACTTCCTCATTCCATCCTCGAATCACATCGTCGAGGGTATCGAGACGTTTGGGCAAATTGGCCTTGATGAAACTGAAGGCTTCAGCAAAGTTGTCGAACGGTTTTCCGACGTTTACTCCATCCTGTACAAGCTGAACGGCCTTTACCCCGCCATTGGCATCGGGGATCAGCTTGGTATCAAAACCGGCAGATTTTGCGAGGATTTTGAAGCCGTCTGCAGATGCCGGGTCATATGGATTGAGGTGAGTGTAGGTGTAGCCCTTGGCAATGGCATCGACAATTTCTTTCTGCTGCTCCTTGCTCGCCGAATCGAAGACTTCCTGCGGGATGCTCCCGTCAGCAAAGGAGTGAAAGATTCGAATGGAAGTCTGAGGGTCAGTTGCCTTTTCCAAAGTATCTGCGATTGCTTTTGCATCATCGACAGACTTCATCGTAGGAGTCTTGAACAAGACTGTTCGCAGGGGCTTAATCGCAATATTCCATGCGTCCCGGAAAAGTTGACCCGCAAGGTCATACGCTACACCTTGGCCGAAGCTCGAGGCAACACCTCCCCAGAACTTCGAGGGCCCGTATAGCTGCCCTTCCTCTACGAGTCTTGGGAATGACCGGGCTACATCAACGACTCCTTGCATCCCCGATGAAATCATCTGAGGAAGAGCATGGCCGTAGAAAGCCTGCGCAGTCTGAGAAATACCTTTCTCCGCTGCCAGTTCGCCTACATTCTTCCACACACCTTTCAAGAGAAGCCCACTTCCCGGACCCATTCCACCTACCAGCGCAGTCAGAGCGATGTTTTCCGCCATTCCTACGCCGAGGCCGGTGAGTGCAGCGTATTCCTGAGCATCTTGGGCCGCATTTTTCGACATCTTGGAGGCGAGCATTTCTGACAGCTTAGCGTAGTCGTGGGTATGGAAGGGGATCTCGTTGAAAACTTGGGCATCGGGGTTGAAGAGCTTCTCAACGGCATCCTTGCCTGCGAGTGCTGCTTTCGCCACGAGACTCTCGGTGAGTGCACGATTTTTCACAATCCATGCAGTAGCTTCTTTCTGCGCCGAGGCGTCCCCATTGTCGAGGCGCTCAGCCAGCCAGAGCGCCCGTTTCATGTCCGCTTGCTCTGACGGGGGGGTTTGTCCTGCGGCGAATGCCTGACGTTCTTCGTCAGTCAAGGTTCCATCGAAATTTGGGGAGACTGGCTTCAGCCCGATGACGGTATTTTTCCAGATGGATTGAAGAGCAGCCTGTTTGTCTTGAGGATTGAGTGCAAGGAACTCTGGGTCTTTTGCGAGGTAGCTCTGCAGAACCCCCGCAACCACCTGCTGCTGCTCGCCATAAGAAAGTTTTTGGTATTGGGGGTCAGCCTTCATCTGGGCAAAAGCAGTCTGAAAGTCCATTCCTCAACCTCACTTTCCGTATCTATCTATGAGACCCTTTACCGCAGCATTCGGCTCTGAAGTTTGGCCCGTCTGAGTTGCAGGGAGCTGTTCACCTCCTGTAGATAACTCGGGAGCTTTGTAGATAAGAGTTCCTGCAAGCCGTCCAATGAGTCCAATAAGACCTCCGGGTTTGGTTTCTGAAAGTCCAGGGATAGGTTCTGTCTTATCACCTGTGAGGCCTGTGAGCATCCTTGTAATCGAAGCGTCGACAATTTGGACCATCTGAGAATACACTTTAATTGATTCCTGAGAAACTTTGGGATTGCTCATCAAAGTAGCCATATCCCCCATTAGTTTCTCACGAGATGCAATCAAGGCTCCCGCAAACTGTTGCTTGCTATTTTGAAGAGCAAGCGTATTCTGGGCGAGGGCGATGTTATTTTGGACCACGAGGCGCTCACCTTCGAGCTGTGCCCGGACAAGGTTCAACAGAATCTCACTCTCGGTGTTCACGGTAGTGGCAGCATTGTGGCCGTAGAGCATCTCGGCTTGCGTGGAACTCATGTTGTCGAAGAAAGTGTTGGCCTTCTTCACGAGGTCAATGCGCTCAGCGGGACTAAGTTGATTCCAAACAGCATTGGTCCAACTATTGGCAACGATAGCTGCCCGGTCAATCTTGGCCTTATCGAGTGCGGTCAGTTCAGTCTGCGGGCTTTGGATGAATTTATTCAGAGTATCAATAGCTTGTTGGAAGATATTCTGGCTCTGAGGGACAGGAGGAGGATTGGCGTTTCTGCTGACTTGGAGCCGCTTGATTTCCTCAGCTCTCCGAGAATCTTTGCCCGTGAAAAAGCCTTGAATCGCAGTCTCTGCTTTTGCAACATCTCGGAGCGTCATTGTAGCTACAGCAGCTTCCCCAGGCTTCGAAGGAGGAACCTCCCCAGAAGCAATCGAAGATGCCCCGGTGGCAGTATTTGCTGAGGGAGGTTTGGCTGCTTTTGCTGCTGCTTCCTGCACACTTGGAGGAATAGTAGTCTTACTCGCTGGAGCTGTGGGAGCTGGAGTAGAAGTTTGAGCGGGCTGAGTTGCAGGAGGTTGGGTTGCAGGAGCTGAGCTAATATCTTGAATTTCCGGGAAGAGACCATTATTTCGTGGTCCGGTATCCGGCATCACCACAGTATCAGCAATCGGCTGTGATGCTCTCGCCTTGAGATTTGCTGCCCACTCTGCATACTGAGCATCTTGGTTTTCGAGAGGAGCCTGACTTTGGGATTTCCAGTAATCAGGAATCAGGGGTTCAGGAATTTCCCAGAGGGGCACATCGAGAGTGCCTTTTGCAGCACCAATAGCCTTTTCAGCTCGAGAACGAATATTCGACTCATCAGTCGGGGAGAGTGCAAAACCTCGAGCTTTGTAATACTGCACAACATCATCAGCAGTAGTCAGAGGGATAAGATACCCAGCTTTCATCAGAGCTAGGGTAACGTCCGGTTTTGAAGTAATACTCTTAACAAAGTACCTCATATCCGGGTCATATCCAAACTGAAATCCAGCTACCGACTGGCCTTGGAGCTGCTGAAAGCTAGTTCCAGGCGCAGTAACCCATGCGACACCATTTTTCCCAAAAGCCAAAGCCTTTGGGTCCGATTCTCCTGTGGAGAGGTCAATTGCAATATTCCCACTATCCCACGGGTCAGAACCAGGTCGTGTCGCATACACGAAAACATCTTTTGCCGAAAGTGGAACAGCAGGCTTCTGACCACCCCCACCACCTGCATTCCCACCAGATCCAGCTTTCTCCATTTGTGCTCTTCGTTGCCAAGGATCAAGTTGAACCCCACTATTTTTATCTTTTTGCATCAGAGTCTGTGCTTTGGTAGCCCAATTTGCTCGGGCAGCCTCTACTTCCTGCTGGGTCATTGGAGCCAGCTTTACGTAGGTTACTTGACCTGTATCTGAGGGATTTGCGAGAGCAGGGGGAGGCTTGGTTGCGCCCGAAGGAGGTGCTACACTCGAAGCAGGAGGAGTTGAAGGAGTCTTTCGGTAATTAGCTGGCATTTTGACGCCACTATAAATGCTGCTCGCCGGGGAAGTGGGGCTCCCAGCTAGAACCTGTGGCTGTGGCTGCTGAGCTGGAGTAGCCGCCGTAGGCTGAGCAGCAGCTGCCGACGGAGCTTGCACGGGTGCTTGCACAGGAGCTTGTGCGGGAACTTGCGCAGGTGGATGGAAATTCTGAGCAGCTACATCCTGGGGTCGATCCCTGGGGAACTCGTACTGGAAATTCTGGACAGCTGTATCCCAAGGTCGGTCCTGTGTGAATGGCATGGGTTGAGGAGGATTTTGGGTGTAATATTGCTGTTGGGCTTCGTCCTGAGCTCGCATCCGTGCGACAATTTCAGGAGGAATATAAGGAGCCTGCTGTTGTGGGGGATTTTGGGCAAAGGCATCCTGCTGCCCGAATGTTGACGGCATGAATGGGTAGTTCGGTGAAGGAGGTCGGTTCGACTCAGGTTGTGGAGTTGGGGATGCACCTGTAGGAGTAACTCCCGGTAGAACAGTTTGCGGAGCAGTCTGGGGCTGAGGGAAAGCCTGCGGGGGATTTCCTCCTGCTGTCTCCCAAGGACGTGTTCTTTCATATTCATGTGGATAGACAACCTCCCCAGCACTAGAAGACTCCGCAGTTGAGCTGCTTGCCTTTGAGTCTGAGGAAGAAGGATTTCCGTAGCTAGAATGGGAATGCTCATATTCTGTACCATTACCGTACCTACCACTCCCATCATTCCCACTCTCCGGATCGTATCCACCACCTCTACCTTTCCAAACTCCTCCACTGCCTCCTCCACCCTGGCCGCCTCCACCTCCAGGGCCTGGCTGAGGGGGACTCTCAGTCTTTTTGTCGGTAGTTTGCGACTCCGTGGAAGAGGTAGGTTGAGTTGGTTGCACAGAAGAAGCTTCGCTGCCTGTTTTTCCTTGGTTGTGGAGTACCCAATTCATCTGGCTGGCAGTGGAGACAGAACTTTGAGCGTCCAGCATCATCTTGTTGGTAGCATCCTCGTAGTAGGAATCGGGGCGATTGGGGAGCCCACTTGCTACATCCAAATTTTTGAGAAGGCCCTTCAAAACAGGTGTTGCAAACCCATTCTCAAGAACCATTGCAGGAGAGTACCCCTCTTGGCCGTAGACGTCGAAGATAGTTTTGAGAGAGTTAAGCTGCTCAGCAGCAGCTTGGGCTGCGTACAATCTTCGATTATTTGCTGAGTTTTTGGCAGCGACCATCACGTCGCCAATATTCTTCCCGATGGCTGCGAGGAACTGTGGAGTGTTATCCTGCTGGTCGACGACGTTCGCTTTTAATACCGTGGGCATTTAATCCCTCCTTATTATATAATCGCCGCAGCTGCTATCGGGGCTATTGCACCAACTGCACCGCCGAGCTGTTCAAGGAAGCCCGGGGTTCTTGCATAGGTCGGGGTGTAGTAGGCTGCGTCGTTGAACTGAGTACCGAGACCTGCGGCATTTCCGTACAGCCCGCCGTACAAATTCGCCAGATTTCCGTAGCCTTGTGCAGCATTCCCGAGTCCGTTGAGATACATATTCTGCATCTGTGTGCCGTAGCCTGCGAGTGCATTCCCTGCGTTAAGCCCAAGTTGCTGCTGCTGACCGGCGAAATTCATCCCAAGCTGCTGGCCCTGCAGCCCCGCATTCACAGCATTGTTATACGCAGCTTGCTGGAGTGCGGATAGTTGAGTCCCAAGTTGCCGACCCTGCATGTTGAGTTGTCCAGCATTATTGAGTCCTGCCTGCTGCATATTGAGTAAGTTAGCTCCAAGTTGCTGCCCAGCCTGATTTGCACCGACTCCTGAAGTAAGTCCACTCAACTGCTGGTTAAGCAGATTGGCTCCAATATTCTGCTGATTGAGACCATTCTGCGCCAACTGCGCCATACCTGCACCTGCAGCTCCAAGTTGCGAAGCCTGTTGGCCCATCCCCGACAACCCAAGTTGCGCCGAATTAAGCAGTGCGTTATTGGCATTGGAATACCCGGCTCCTGTAAGACTCCCTACTGCATTCCCCATTGCTTGCTGCTGTGCGGCGAGGTAGTTGGCTCGAGTATTCGCAAGCTGTGTCTCGGCATTGAGAATTGGGTTCGCTGTGGCTTCAGTCATCGATTTCACTGCTGCACCGGTATTGAGAAGCCCTGCATTCGCCAGTTGCCCGGCAGCCTGCCGCCGAGCTTCATCAGCTGCCGCAGTCGCTTGCTGACGTGTGGATTGGTAAACCCCCGAGAGAGCCTGATCTGCCTGCTGATTCGCCAGTTGCGCAATTCCTTGCTGCTGGCTCAAGTAGCTATTGGCCGCAGCTTCTGGCGACAAATTCTTCGTCGCTTGGAGCGCAGTATTGTACAATCCTTGGCTACCTGTCATCTGATTTACGAAGTTGTTTATATTACCTGTATTCCCAAGCGCACTGTAGATATTCCCCGCATTTTGCCCATACATTCCGGCCTGTACTGCACCCTGTCCAAGAAGTGAATTTCCCTGCTGACCGATATTCTGTGCGGCATTGAGAATCGCCTGTCCTTGCTGATTATTCATCAGCTGGTTTCCATAAGCTCCGAGTTTCGCAGCCTGCTGTGATAGCGCATCACCAAAGTTGTTGTTATACATCGCATTCGCCTGCTGGCCGTACTGATTCGCCAGATTCTGCAAGCCCTGACCCTGCTGGCCGCTCAACATTTGTGAAATCAAGTCGTTGTACTGCCCAGCAGAGCTCATCAAACTCTGCAATCCGCCAGTCCCGGCATTCAGATACCTTCTTGCCAAGTATCCAGTGTTACCTGCTGCTGTTTTAAGCGCACCATATCCCGCATTTGCCAAGTTCCCGTAAGTCCCCAGCTGACTCCCCATACCTGCAAACATCCGATTGAGATTCTGACCCCATGCAGCATTGGCAGCCTGATTGAGCATCTGAACATCGTTGATATTCCCAATTCGCTTGTAATCCATGTTTTGGGGCGTCATCCCATTATTCAAAAGCCCATTCCCCCCACCACCACCCTGTTGATTCGTGCTCAGAGCTCCGTAATTCCTATCATCACGCTGAAATGGGTTTTCTCTTGGTGTTTCTGTAGGAAAATAAGTCTGTGGATTTCTCTCTAAATTGTTGAAAGATATGTCTGGCTCGTAGATATAGTTTTCTTGCGGAGTCCGGGAAATAGCTGTATTTGAGTTCAGTCTTGGTCCGTAAGCAGGTTGTTCATCTAAAGCATCATTCGTGAAGTTCCCTTGTCTGCCCCCAAATGGAGTCCTTCTATTATTTGCCGGAGAATCCCCAAAAAAATCTCCATATTCAAAATCCATACTATATCCTCCTTAACTCACCCGTAGCGTCCCACGCTGCTGCTCGGCCCCACGAGCACGAACCCGTGAAGTCAGCTCCAATATTGTCCACGGCGCACATGCTGCCGTGGTTCCATAACTCACACTACCTGTAGATATTCTAAACCGAATCGTTGGTCCTGTCATCCGGAAAGTAATTGCATCCTCGTCATCATCTGCGTCGATTCTCAGCGTTCCAAGATACCGCCACGTTTTCCCACGGTTCGTGGAACCCTCGACTCTAAACTTCACTGCTGTCGTCCTTGCGGAGTCTGGATCATCCATCAGCCTCAACCCAAGACTCATGACCGACTTGTCAGTATCCGGCAACCCGAAGTCCATATCCTGTGTTTCCAGCACTGACTCTATTGCCTTTGCTGCCATTGCACCCCCCCCGTCAGGCAACAAGTGCTGGGCGGCTTCTGGGTCGTACTTCAGCAGATTTCCGTAGACATCAAACGCATACACAGTCAGCGGGGAAATCTGCCCTTGCAGCACTGAAATCGGCAGTTCGGCGTAGGGGTTGTTCTCAATCGTCCACGCCGGGTCCACGTCATCAAAATGTATCTGCTGGGTGTAATTCGTGATTGACAGTGACCGAATATCCACGCTATCCGCCGCGGACCACGCATTCGGCTTATAACTCCAGAACCATAGCTCCAGTGTCTGCCCGGTCGCCGTCGAAGTAAGGATCATCACTCGGGAGTTGAGCACGTCAGTTTTCGCAATAATTGCTCTCTGATCAACTGCAGAGTCAAGGAGACTCGAAGCAACCGCTGAACCAACTCGGGTGAGTTGGGGCCCAGTGTCCTTTGGATTCGTAAAGAAGTACACATCATCTGAAGCCACAAACAGCATCCCATTCGGCATCGGAGTCACAGCCCTTGGGTCTGTAGGAACTGCCCCACCGGTCTGCACTTCCCGGAAAGCATACGGGATATCGACACTCCCGGTTTCCTCGCCGACATACAGCGCATCTTCAGTGAGGGCCATGATGATGTCGCCATTCGTTGCAAGGCTCACGCCGACGCCCGGCTTTGCCACCAAATCCTGGTAGTTCGCAGCAGCGGAAGTCTCCCAATTCAGAACCTCCGACCATCTCACCCGCTGTTGCACTTGCCCTGGTGGCGAACTCTCGACCGTATTCAAGAAAAACAGTCTGTCCTTGAAGTTGACGATAGACTTCGCCGTCCAGAGTATGGCTGACGGGGGGGTGGAAGTATCCTGCATCACAAACCCGCTTACGAATTCCCCATCGAACTTGAACACCATCGGGGTATAGCCGTCCACGAAATACAGTTTGTTTCGCCCGATAGTCCAACTGATGATGTCTTCGGCGGGAGTTGTGAATGGCTTGATGAAATGGATGTCACCGGTAGGAGCAACTATCCAGTTTCGATTCACAAGTATCGTAGTTTGGTTAGTTCCTGCATCATACGTAATATTGCTGATGAGATAGTATTCCGAGCCATCGTAGAGGTAGTCGCCGTCGGAGATAAGATCGGTCGAGAGGTTCCCCGCAAATACCGCAGTATTTGAAGTTGTGGAGACGATGGTGTAGGCTTTCTTCCAGTAGACTGGTTTGTAGCCGACAGTCTGGTCCACAGTGTAGAGTGCTCGATTGGTGATGACAATCCCAACCGAGCTCCCGTCGGCCTTGAATAGGTTGACCATCTCCTGAACTTGCTCGCCGAGTCTCCGTTCGGCCCGGTCAGCTGAATTCCCAAAGACCATCGGGACTGGAACACTTTTCCCACCGATAATCATTGCAGGAGTCCATCCACCTTGGCGCTTCAGACCTCGGAGTGTGACTTCGTAGCCGCTGGCCCTCAGGGCAGACCCAAGCTCCGCAAGAACGCTCGAGCCTTCGGTCACGACACCTTTGGTGAGAGGCCGGATAGCCAGAGTATCTGGAGTTTGAGGAGGCTGCCACATCGAAGTCCTAGCATTTGCCACGGTTAAAACCCTCCCAGCAATTTAATCACGAGGATCGTCAAACTTGCTATCGTCGATATTTCCAGTAGTTTTATTGTCCTTTCTTGCTTCACGCTCTGCGCGCTCCAGTATTTCTCGGAGGCTTGATACTTCTCCTTCCAGCTCTCGGCCTCGATCTTCAAGAGATTCAATGCTTTTTCCCACTCCGTCTGACTGGCTTCGTGCTGCTGCTTCAGCATCTCGATTTGCTCGTTCGAGAGCTGAATCTGCCCCGCCAGACTGTCCACTCGCTGGCGGATTTCCACCCACGTTGTCCACGGGATTGTGATGGTCGGCGGGTTTTCTTCGGCCCATAAGGAAGCCGATGACAACCAGAACAACACTAACAACCCCAGCAATCCAAATCTTAACTTTCGCCCACACACATCTACCCTCCCATCAACCTTGGGGAGAAAATTTCCCACTTGCAGCCATTGCAGCGCCAAAACCTACGATAAATGCCGGGTCTCGACCCATAAACCACCCGACAACCCCGACAATCACCAGCGCCAGACCCAAGACTTTCGTGATATCCGGGTCCCACTCACCGTCAGTCAACAGTGATTTCAAGATTTTCCCCATGATTTCCTCCTGAAAAGCCGAATCGATACCATTTTTCCACGAAGCCGGGTCTGAGAGTCTCCAAGAGTATCAATAAGTTGGCCGTTCCTCCGCAGCATAAAATGCTGGTACTTCCAGACCCATTCTTCGACAGTAACATCCCCCGGCTGAGGCTTGTAGGAAGCGATTTCCTCTGGGGTCGAGAGTTTCTGATAGGTCCACTCACCACCAGCCACCAAACTCATGAACTCTGCATGTTTCAACACCAAGAATTCCGAGTCAAGGAATCCCCTCTTTTGCCCTTCATCCAGCAACTCCACGGCATCACATTCTGAGCAGCCCTGCCTCCCACCTTCAATGATGGACAGCGCAAAGCAGCCCTCAGAGCCGATGGTTGCAAACCACTTCTGAACTGCAGGTCTCATTTCATGACCTCCTGCTGGAAGGTTCCACCGACTGATGAGGTTGCCAGATGCTTCATCAATTTGTCTTGGGTTGCAACAACGTTCTCAAGAGCTTTTTTAACTTGGCCGTTCAGTTCCATATCGGCAATTTTCATCAAGGAAACTTTCTGCCCTTCAAGCATCGGAACATCTGCCTCATACAACAAGCAGATATTTTCCTTGATGTCTTTCAGCATAGCAAGTATCTGGTCAATCTTCATGTTTGTTCTGTCCTGATCTTGTGTTTGCTTGCGAATCATCTCCTCACGCTCCTTCCGATATCGGCCAATCTCGATAAACAACCCAATGATAGTAAGAACTGAAACACCAAGCCCAAGTAATGCTGCCAAATCAAATGTTACTTGCATCAATAGCTCCTCTCATATCTCCGGTTTCGGCGGCCACTGCGGGTCTTTGTACCAGCCTGGCGTATCGTTCATTGCTCGGAGCGCTTCGGCGTAAGCATTACACGCCTCGAAACCTGCCCGCGCTGTCTCATCTCCGGCAAACAGACGCCTCATGTACATCATGAGCGGCTTGTCGTTCTCAGCAAAGAGCGCCTGCCTTGTAGCCTCTGCTTGGGCTTGCAGCGCCTCATCGCTTGGCTGATTCCACGGAGCGTTCGGGTCTGCCCATTCTTCGGGAGTAATTTCTCGCTCTTCAATGTCATCAAGCGGAAATCCCGCATTGACCGCATTTTGTATGAGCGTGCCCTCCGTGGCATCGGATTGCATTTCAATTAGTTTTCCAGTTGACTTTTGTATACAGATTCTCATCTTTTACCTCCCTAAGAGCGCATAGATATAAGCTGTACCTGTCGTGCTGCCATTCTTCAACCAGTTTAATGTCAGGCCATCATTATCAAGGCTTTGTATAGCCGCACCCGTCTCATTTGACACATCAGTATATAATTCGTTTATACGGTACTCTACGCGCCCCCATATACCCCCGCTTATCTGGTATAAAGTCGAAGCACCGGAATTAGAAAATGTGCCGATAGCAACTCTGGTCGATGCCGTTACAAGACTCAGGATAACGCCCCATGATGGCTTAAACCCTATGCCTGTTATAGCCTGTGTCCCCCCAACCGAAAGGTCCCATGTGGTACTGATAAACTTCATGCCACCGGCATACTCAAACCCATTCCCCGCTGCGTTCACAAAGAGTTTATTGTTAGCGACTTTTGACAGCGCACCGATAAGGTTGGCATCGGATGTACCAAGTGCCGTAGGTAACCTCGTTTCGTTGTTTATTGCATCAGCCAGCGCCTTTAACACTCGTGCATACGACGTGCCGTCAGCAAGGTCATCTTCAGAATAAGTACCAGCATTGATTTTGTCAGCTTTTGCGGCGCTGATTCGTTTGTAACTCGATCCGTCACCGATATTATCTTGAGATAGAGCGTTCGAACCCCCAATCGACAAGGCGGTCTTGATGACCGACTTGACGGTCGACCAGAGAGTTTTCTTAGGTCCATAGGTTGCTGCGCTGTCCGCGAGCGCGAATTCATCATTATCGTCAAGCGAAGCTTTCGCAGTCATTGCGTGGAGCAGCGCAGCCATCTGCAAAGTCGTGAGATTCACTGGAATCCAGCTTGCAGACGTCTTGTCGTAGACAAAATATTCTCCTGTTGACGGCTTGAACCAGCATCGCCCGATAGTCTCAGACCCCGCAGTTTCTGTGCCCGTAGGATCAGGAATTGGGCTTGTAGGTTGAGTATCTGAAACCCAGACTCTTGCTGAACCTTGCCGATGATAGCCCTGCTGGTCATTGATCAGGAAGTTGAAATCGTGCTCAAGTGTAATCCTCTCTCGGACCATCTGCCGAGTCTGCCGAATAAAATCATCTACCTGCCCCAGCAAGTTTGCGCCGGTAGGCTGACCATCTTCCAAACTCGACCACGTATTCTCATGCGCCATACTTAACTCCTGCCCTCAGGACTCATGAAAGCCTGATGATTGTTGAGATCATCGTGAATATCAAACTCTGTACGGGTTCTTTGCATAAAGTCCTCAAGGTCTCGCTTTGTTGCATACGCATCCGCCGATTCCTGTGCTCTCCGCAGACCCCACCAAATCCCATACAACACCAGCCCTCGATGAAACTGCACAGGAATTTCCGGCTCAACAGCAATATCTGTATAACCAAGTTGCTTGGGACCCCGGAGATACCGAACAATGTAGGCCAGACCTTTTTCCGGCCACACATCTACTGCGAAGCCCCCAGCAATCCGATACATCGAGGTAGGTACGCCAACAGAAGTATCGGCATACAGAAATCTTGAGTCTTTGAATGTTTCTGCGAGTTTTGACCCATCAGTCACACTAATAACTTGTGATACTTCCAGCGGCTTTCCGTTTGCAGCAAAATACGGTATTCCCCCAACTGTCGTCGGGTCATACCCACTTGAGACTGGGACAAACCGGAATTCTCTTTGATAGACTGTCGCAGTCTCACCGTTCACGAATGTTCCGTCAACATTTGTGAGGACAACGCTTGTCCCATTGGACCACAGGATTGTCCCTGTGGCTCCACTTGTGCTGCCTACCACGAGCTTCCCGACCTGAAGATTGGAGCCTGTCGGGAGTCCACTGATGACCATTGAGTTCCCGACGATCCCACTGATTGTGCCGCTCAATGGTTCCATGGTCATGTAAGCTGTGTCTTCGAGATGACGGAATCTGACCTGGCGGCCATTCGGCCACTTCCACATCGAAAGCGCCAAACATCCATCATTCACGACATCAACGATTTTTTTCCACCCCAAATGACTTGTATTTACAGTTTGTAAGTCTCGGTCTGTCCAGAAGTCGAGTTCCGACGGCTCCCCAAGAGCCTCGAAAATCTCAACCACAATCTCTTGTAGCGTCATGGCTCATAGTCCTCCTGACAGTACCAATGTCCATTTTTTCGAATCATTTTGCTGATAGGAAATTCAGTCTGGCAGACGTAGCACGTATCCCAGATTTCTGCGACTGAAGTGTACGGAATCCCATGTTCAGACACCGCAATCTCCCACTTTTCGTAGGATTCTGGAGGTGTTGGAGTCGAATGCTCGTCTGTCCAGACCAAATTCGGCAAGGACCCGGTGAATTCAGTCTCCATCGGGTCCTTTGTGCCGATTATCTTCCACGCATAGACAACAGCCCCGTCAGGCTGAGTCTTATGCACCCACATCTCACGCTCCAGCTGAACCGTAGGCAGCTTTGTAGTCGAACACTCCAACCGCAAAGCGCATCACCAGTTTGTACATCATGTTGTCAGTCTTGAAATCCGGAGCTTGTGACATCGTGGGTTTCTTCTTCCAGTAGAACCGGAAGTCGTGCTCGTCCGACAGGAGGAACCACGCATCGGGGTCCGTCAGATATCTCGAGACAAACACTGACCACGCATCCACCACTCCCGTACTCGGATTGAACTGGTTCTTGAATGGCCCCGTCGCAGGAGCATGAGAATTAACTCCATCACTCACGATGCCCTTCGTCCAGTCGGAGTACGACCAGACATAACCAGTCGCCGTGAGTAGCGAATACGCCAACCATTTCAGACTGGTTGGTATCACGAGCTTCGAGGGTTTGATCTGGAGCTTGATGCCATTCTCGTCGACCACGCTGTCGAAATACTCGAACGCTGCCTGTAGAGTCGTCGCACTTAAGTCCGCCGCAGCAGCATTGTTAATGGTATCGCCCGATTTCAGCGTTACGTGGTTGCTGGCGAACACTGGCTTCCCGTCCCATGCAGTAACCGTCGAGAACCCGTTGTTAAACAGGTTCCAGAAATTCGTCTCGAGGCACGCTGCTGCACTTCTCGACAGACTCTGCGGAACTGATTTCATCATGCCAAACAGCTCGTCGGCATCCATTTCCTCAGTTCGCTGGAATCCGAGACCATATTTCACAGCCTGGATAGACTTCTTGTGACCTTCCTCCGGCACATCAAAGCTGATGGCCTCACCCTCTGCCATTGCCCGCATATTGCCAAGACCAGTGAACTCCGCCTCGGTGTAGGTTTTGCCCTTTGTCGGGAAGGTCTCAATCTTCGCAATCTGCGTGTATTCCTTGGGATAATCGGCGTATTTACCGATGACCATTTTCGCAATTTCCTTATCAAATTGATAAGGATAGCCACCTCGTACCGCAATTCCATTGCTTGCCATGTTATTCCTCCTTCACTAGAACTGCATTACGCTTCTGCGAATGCGGATGAGATAATGTGTGGAATCCAGAACACCCACGACAAACGGAATTGCGCCGTTGTTGGTGATCGTCCCACCCGTTGCTACCTTCAGATTCGTGTCGAGGTAGTTGGTTGCTGCAGCAGCCTTCGTCGCATCGGTTGCCGCCGCAGATTCCGCAGACCAGACCTGCCCCTGTTTAACAGGGATAACCTGCACAACCCCCCCGTCAGACACCGTGGTGAGCGCCACACCGTAAATCACGCTTGTTGTAGCTGCCCCGCCCGTAATGACCTTGACCTTCGGCGTCCCTGAAGCACTGGCCGCGGCTTCCAGATAGACTGGAGCTCCCGCAGTGATCGCACCGTCGGCAAGGTATTCCTCCGTCTCGACATACGAGTCATCCTTATACAAATTCAGCATTTTACACCTCCGCTGTGCCCTCGGAACCTTCGTCCGAGGCTATTTCCGTCCACGGAGCGTCCAATTTCTCGTCCTCCGTGAACCCACCGACTCCCGATAGCGCCGATTTCCCCGATTTTTTCCACGCCCCAGCCAGTTTATTGTTTTTCTCTACCTTGGCCTTCTGGCGTTCTTCCCAAATCTTCTTCGGGAGGTACATTGCTACCAGTTCCGTCTTCCCCATGCTCGAAATTTCAAAGTGACCCTCTGTTGGACCCAAGAAACTCTCCGCCATGTCTGGCGTCAGTCTCTTGTAGCCCTGCGCAATCATGGAAGGAACCATATCCTCCCTGACCCACCGGGTCACTACGTCTTTCGGGGCCTTCAGCGACAATTTCTGCATCGCTGAACCCATTACCTGCCGGTCAACCGACAAACTTCGGCTCAATTCGGCGATTTTTTCGCCCCTCCAAGACTCATGGAACTCCTTCGCTAGGTTGTACCGAAGAGCATTCTCCTTCGAGAGCTGCTTGACGACCGCATCTGCCAACGGCAGGAAGTCTGAAGTCTGTTCAAACAGCAGCTTTACGCCCTTCTGGTCCAACTCTACTATGGAAGCGACGTCAAATCCAGTTCCAACAACCACTTTTTTCGCAAGATTCGGTGTTTTGGACCCTTTTTCCTCTTCTTGAGCCGCGATATTCTGTGTAGTATCCTGTTTTTCTTTCATTTGGCATCCTCCTTTATTTCACCAAGCCACGAGCTTTTAGTCTTTCGTAGTAAAATCCGGGTTCTACACCCTGTTTTTCCGCTTCCTCTGCTACCCATCTCGGAACAACGACTGTTTTTGTCTTTTGCGGACTCGTCGGAGCTGCCGTCTGTCGGTTCGCAAGGCTCGGAACAACTGGAGTTTTCTTCTCCGGGTCAATCCCATACTCCTTGAGCTTCTTTGCGACCAGGTCATTCACCAAATCGTCAGTATGACGGCTCTTTACATTCTCCAGAACTGCCTTATAAATATGAGGATTCTGGAGTTTTGTCCCCGGAGGCAAGTTTCTCACCGTCTCTTCAATCTCATCCTTCCACTTTTCATAGAACTTCTTGTCATCAGGGTCCTTAACAAGCAACTCTTTCGACACTTTCTCTTGATTCAGCAGCATTGCCTGCACAAGTGGACCCACTTCCTGCCCTCGAATCTGCTGTCTGAGCTCCTCTGTCATCAGTTGCGCAGCCTTCGCTGGGTTCTCCAGAAACAGTTGATTCAGTCGGCGTTCACGATCTTCCGGAGATTCCTGCGGCTGCTGGGGCTGTATCGGCATCTGTGGCATCGGTTGAACGACTTGCCTCTGTTGCTGGAGCAACTGAGCCCAGCGATTCTTCTCCTCCTCGAGGTCTTTCTCAACCTTCTGAATCTGCCGAGCCATTTCCTCCTTGGTCATTCCGGCAAATGGGTCATCAGACTCTTCTTCGACCCCTTCTTCGCCTTCGACGACATACTTCGTCCCAGTAGTCTCGACGTCCAGCTCCTCGCCTTCAGCCTTGACTTCCGGAGTTTCACCGACATTCTCATCCGTCATTGCATCATCAATCTTCTCTGCCATTTTCCATTTCCTCCATCTTATTTAGAATTTCTTTCACCATCTCACATTCCACCTGCAAGACTTCCACCTTGGCCTGCGCCCGGACCAATTCCTCCGGCTGGCGGCATAGCACCAGCTTGTCCACCAGCATTCGGCGCTGCCACTGGAGGAACGCCAGCAGCTCCGGGCTGACCGACTCCAATACCTCCGGCGGCATTTGGAATCTGGCCGCCAGCGCCACCTTGAGTTTGTTCTGTTCTTTCAACTCCATTCAACTGCTCCTTCATTGCAAGGACCTGCTGATTCCTCAGCTTGTCCACTGCGCTCATCATGGCTTTGGTCTGCCCCACAAACGGCAGGAAGTCGTCCGGATTCCCGACTTCAAAGAACTCCAGAATCTTTTCCATCATCATCGTCTGCCCAACCTGCGCCGAGTTCAACAGCTCCTGAATCTCTGCATTCTGTGCAGTTTGAGGATTCGCCTTGGCCTGCAGCAAACCCAGCATCTGCTGTACATACTGGTTATACAGCTGACTGACCATCAAGAATCCCTGCTTTCTTGACTCATCAGTCTTATTGATATCCGTCGTTCTCACGAAGAATTTGAACTTCACCGGCAAATCCTCAATCTTCAGCTGCAAGACTTGCTTCATCTCCGCCAGATCTCCTGCAGGCAGGAAACTCAAATCCATCAGATCAGCATTGGCAATCGCCTGATACAGCACGAGCACATACACATTCGTCATCGCCTGCTCAACATTCGCCAGCAGATTATTCAGCAGTGCATTACCCTGACCTGCAAGGAACGTCGTCCCCGCTGCCGTTGCCCCCGACTTCACCGTGGTGTCATTGAATCCCGCCATATAGTCGTTGGCTCCGCTGATCCTGTCCGCCGCTTCCTTCACCATCTGTTCAGAAATAATGCATCCCTGTGTGATATCCGGGAAGTCAATTGCCCTAAAATCATTCACCGGGTCATCCACCGGAAGCACCATAAACGGTTCCAGTGGAACCTTGTCATCAATCCCCGAACCTCTCCGAGTCAGGAAAATCTTGAGCATTGACAGCTGCGTCCCATCCAGCCGCATCCTGTGAAGTGCTGTGTTCTCCTCCTGTAAATCCTCCAACATCTCACACAACCCGACTCCATACAGACTGTCTGGGTCGTCGATATACGTCAGAACCTCATAATCCCTGACACTCAGCGGATTGAACTGTGACCTCAAAATCACTCCACTCTTCGGCTCGACCCATACAACAATATCTTCTGGAATCCCGTCCCCATCGACATCCCAGAATACATTGCACTCAAACAGGTCATACTCCTCATTCTTGAGGCTCCCTACTTCGACTCCCGCAGTTTTCAACGCTTCAACCTTGTTGGTGTCGTACGACTCAATTGGCTGGTTGATAATCTGGTCGATATTCTGGAACATCTGCTGAGCTTCATACTGCTCCAGCTCATGCTTGAAGAACCGATACCTCACCCCAACCCACGGCGCTCGCTGCACATCCTTCCAGTATGACCGAGTAAAAAAGTCCTCCAATCTCACCGGTACAATCTCCGGCCCCTTATGTCTCAAGTACGTCACCTGCTCCACCGGACCGCCCGCCACCTGTCTCTTGAAGCTCCACTGGTCGACGGTAAACGGCACTTTGACCACCTGCGTCCCCAAGCTCACGAGGTCGTACGCAATCCGATTGAACTTCCTCTGCATATCCAGCCCGTACCGACTCTCCGCCTCTATCTTGAAGAACTTCTCGACGCTCTCCGCCATATCCGAATCCTCAAGATTCATCGGCTTCACTTCAACCGGGGGCTTCTTCACCGCAAATGCTCCCACCAGCTTCGAATAAATCGTCAGCACCTTCTGTGCCGTCAGCGGCGGTTCCACATTCGATGCATTGATCCACGGCGAGTTGCGGACAGCTTTCTCCGGCTTAGCTCTTCTCTGGAGCCTCCACTTCCTCCATCGGTCCTCCAAAGTCTTCCGCTCATTCATCACATCCATCAATTCCGAGCAGATATACTCCGAGAACTTCGCCCTATCTTCATCCGACTGAAACACATCCGAAAACTGATACGGGGTATCCTTCCTCACCCCCCCGTCAGACCCTGGCGCGGGCCCTCCTTCGACCACAAAATTGGTATCTTGGGGAACAAGGTCCCCCGATGTTATCTCTGCCATTTTAGGCCTCCTTCACTCAATATCCCGAAACCTTGGAAACATATTGTCTCCTCTTGCTCGTAGTGTCCTCTTCATCGTCGTCGAAATCGACCCCCCCGTCAGACCCACCAGCAGGCCGCCAAGACTTGAACACCGCAATCTTCACCATATCGAGCACGTCCATCCGCTTCGACGGGAATATCCTCAACTCCTCGAGGACCACGTTTGCCACTTCTCTCCGCACATACAGCTTCCCCCGCTCCAAAAACGGCCATAAGATATTCTTGATGGTGGTCTGCTTCTCCCCCAGCGCAGGCACTCCCACCACCCCGACCTTCGATCCCCTCCGAGCAATTTCCTTCCTTAATAATGGGATGAATGCCTTAAAGCCCGCCTGAGCCTCCACGAACGTCGTCCCCATCATCACCCCGTACTTCTGCGCGTGTTCAAATATCCAGTCGAAGAACGTCGTCGGGCTCACAAATCCCGCCTTCGCCTCCAGGATCACCACAACATCATCCGAGAACCGAGCAATCACTCCCGCCGAGGACCTCGAAGTCCCCGTCCCCACCCGCTTCTCGCTCGCCGCCGGGTCTGCCCCACCCACCACGCAGGCCCCCGCCAGCTGTCTCCGTTCACCTGTGCCCTCGAACACGAGTTCGTAGCCCTCGAGCGTCTGATTCCACTCGACATCGACAATCCCGACCTTGAATCCGCCGAGTTCTCCTTCTTTTATCATCCTCGCTCGATTCATGTACTGCGTCCAATACAGCCACGGATTATTCTCCCGTATCTTCTCGAGCTCAGCCGTTGAAATGACATCTGGTATGATATTCTGCCCTCGGCAGATGACCGGCCTGTAGTACACTTCCCACGGGCCCGACGGGTCGACCGGATACTCCGATTCCTCGAGCTCATCCCAATCCCCATAATGCGCCTTGGCGTGCACCATCGTCGGCTCATACGGGTCATCCACGCAATACCTCGTGCCGACGAGCTCCACGTTCGACTTCGTGACCGACACTAGCAGCGTATTCATGTTATCGTAAATCCAGTTCGTGACCCGGTACATATCCGCCGTGGGACTCCGGTCGGAGTTGAGCATATCGTCCCCCACCGGGTCATCGAACGTCACGTCGTCAAGGTGAATCCCTTGAGTCGAACCACCAGTCGTGATGGCCTGCAGGTTGGGGTCGACCATCTTCCTGGTTCTCGATGTAAGTACCAGCGTGGTGTCGTCCCGGTTGGCCTTCTGGTGCTCCGGGTAGAGCCACCTGAAAAACTCATTGTCTCTGAAGGTCGAGTTCGCCACCTTCACGAAGCTCTCGGACCTGTCGTTGATTTCCGATGCAATTCCGATCCTCAGATTCGGGTCCCGAATCAATCTCCACTGCGCAGCCCCATGCGTACAAATCGTTGACTTATACGCACCTCTCGGCAGATAAATCCCTGTTCTTGCGCCTTCTTTCGTCGCAACCTTCTGCCTGAAGTTGCACACCTCCAGATGCAAACCCTCATTCAAGAGATTGTACGGCCCGCTATACCCCGCAATAAACTTCAGGAAAAACCACAGATTCACAAGGCCCGCCTGTCTCAGCAACTGCCGCACACTCTCTGTCGTGGACATCCTCCCCCCAGAGCTCACCTCCTCTACCAGCTGCCGGAGGACCAGCGCTGGGTTTGATTCCTCGCTGAATACGGGAGCCTGCGGATGTCTCTCAATCTCGAATGGCGTAACAACCACCGCCATCAAACCCCCCCGTCAGACGACCCGGCGTGCCCGCTTGGCCTGTTGGGAAGGCGCACCCCCCCGTCAGGAGGCTCAGGCTTGCTGAGGCCCTCGGTCAACTTCTCGACGCCTTGCAGGGCCCCGTGGA